GAAATCAATCCTTTGATACAGATGGAAGACTGCTCAAATTGTTTTCTGCCGCATATACCCCGCTATTTATCTGTGTTTCCCCAGCCGGAGACGAGGGAAATATGCGGAATTTTCAACGATAATTCTTAATATCCCAATTCGACCTCGTGTTGCCGGGAAAACAAGTCGAATAAATATGTTTATCAATCTTTTTTATTCCGCCATTTGGCAAAGTCCAATCTCCCTAACCAATTTCTCTTTACAGCTGAGGCCACAGGGCCTATAATGAACAGACGTAGTAGAATGATATGGGGGGCCTCATCATGGAGCTGCGCACCTTGCACTATTTTACCGTTGTAGCCCAGGAGATGAACATCACCCGGGCAGCGGAAAAGCTGAATATGAGTCAGCCGCCCCTCAGCAACCAGATCAAGGCCCTGGAGGAGGAGCTGGGGCGGCGGCTGGAGGAGTCCAGGCTGTGGGTCAAAACAGTCAATGACGCCTTCGGGGTCCTGACTGACGAGGAGCGGTTAGTTCTGGACCGTTTTTACATCCATCGAACGAAGGGCGGGGTCGGTAGCTTGTGCGCGGAGTTAGGCGTGGAGCAGTCTACAGCCTACCGCAAAAGAGATAGCGCCCTTCGCCATTTCACCCTTGCCCTATATGGGGCCACAGAGACAGAGTAAAATGGGAAAAAAACGGGAAGATTTTTCCGAAAATCTGTGGTATAGTATTACCATCAAAATTCTAACGAGCCAGGCGGCCCTCTTCGCGGAGGGTCGCCATTTTCATGGGAAGGAGGCTGTCGGCCCTGCGTTTCTCCTTTGCGCGGGGCATGGTCCGGGCCGGAGCTGGTCGCCAACAGTGCCGGTGGCGGATACATCACAAAAGGAGCAGTATGCAATGGAATTGCAGTTAGTGATGAGGAAGCTGTCAGATATCCACCCTTATGAGAGAAACCCCAGGCGCAATGATCCTGCGGTGGATGCTGTGGCGGAGAGTATCCGGCAGTGCAGCTATATTGCCCCCATCGTCGTGGACGAGGAGGGCGTGATCTTAGCGGGCCATACCCGCTATAAGGCCCTGAAGAAGCTGAAGCGGAAAGAGGCCCAAGTCATTGTAAAAGCCGGGCTGTCCGAAGAACAGCGGCGGAAATACCGTCTCTTGGACAACAAGAGCGGGGAGCTATCCGGCTGGGACCTGGATCTTCTGGCCGATGAGCTGGAAGGGTTAGACTTTGAGGACCTGTCCCTGGACTGGGGTGTCGACGACGGTGACGAGGAACGGACGGTCGGGGAACCGGCCGGGAATTTCTCGCGATCTGAGTTCAACTATACCCAGCAATATGGTGTGACGGTCATTCTGGAAAGCGAAGCCGAGCAGGAGGTTTGCTACAACAAGCTGAAAGGCATGGGCTACGATTGCCGGGTGGTGACGGTATGACGAAGCTGGAAGTACACAACCGCGTCAGCGACTTTGACAGCTACCGGGCCGCACGAGTCAAGAGCCTTTTTAACGCCGAAAACGGCTGCAACTTTGACCTAGAATTGGATGTGGACCTGTCAGGAGATTGGAGCATTGGAGTGGTCGTCGGGCCGTCGGGGTCCGGCAAGTCCTCCATCGGGCGAACGATTTTCGGCGAGGATAAGATTTGCGACTACACCCAGGGCTGGGAGGCAGAACGTCCGGTGATCGACTGTATTGCCCCCAACGGAGACTTCAACGAGGTCACAGGCGCTTTAGCCAGTGTGGGGTTGGGTACAGTCCCGGCCTGGCTGCGGCCGTTTCGGGTGCTGTCTAACGGTGAACAATTCCGGGCGGGGTTGGCCCGCATCATCTGTGAGAAGCCCCAGGAAATCGTAGTGGACGAGTTCACGTCCGTAGTAGACCGGCAGATTGCAAGGATTGGTTCGCAGGCGTTTCAAAAGGCATGGCGGCGGGGAAACCCAGGGGGGAAGGTGGTGTTGCTGACGCCCCACTATGATATCCTGGCTTGGATTCAGCCGGACTGGATCATCGACACGAAAACCAGGACCTTTGAACGTGGGGTTCCCCGGCGGCGGCCCTCTATCTGCCTTGAAATACGGAAGGTCGACCAAAGTTACTGGAAGTATTTTAAGCCGCATTATTATTTAGACCTCCCCATGCCGGTGGCTGGGGAGTATTTTGTTGGCACCGTGGACGGGGAGCTGGCCTGTCACATGGCTGTGGCCCCACGGTTTGAGGTGCGCGGTTATCGCGGCACCCGGCTTGTGACTATGCCGGAGTGGCAGGGAGCAGGCGTCGGATTGCGTTTCTTGAATTGGGTGGCGGAGTACCACAAGCAAGGCCAGGGCCGGGGAGGACGGAGGTACCCTCTGTATTTTCACACCAGTCACCCTCAGATGTGTGCGGCCCTGCGCCGCAGCCCAAAGTGGACCCAATGTTCTGCTGTACTTTACGGTGGAAATAAGGCCAGATCGGCGGGGTCTATCAACGCCTCTCGGCGCAGGCAGGGAGAAAAAATTGTAGGTTCCGGCTATGGCGGCCACTTCCGGGCGGTGCAGGGATTCAAGTACATTGGGGAGGCATCGGCATGAAGATATTCCTATGCGGTCAAAAGTCCTTTGGGAAAGCGGTTTGTAAAACCTTCCTGAAAGCCGGACACGAGATTGTGGGTGTGGCCCCAGCGCCACCGGGGAAGCACCAGGATAAGCTCTACGGCTACGCAGTTGTGAAGGGACTGCCACTGGTGTCGGACTGCGAACATTTGACCTCTGACCGTATCCCAGAGGGGACGGAACTGATCGTATCGGCGTATTCGCACTGGCTGATTTCGGACCGTTGCCTGGCGAAGGCGAAATATGGCGGGATTGGGTTCCCCCCGTCCCTGCTACCTCGGCACCGGGGACGGGACGCCGTGCGCTGGACGATTCACATGAAGGACTATGTCTCCGGTGGCACCGTTTACCGCCTCACAGACCAGACAGACGGTGGGGCCATCCTGTATCAGGAATTGGTGTGGGTCAGGCCGGAATGGGACTATCACGACCTATGGCGGGCCATTTTCCCGATGGGCGTTCGCCTGCTGCTGGAAGTCGTGGGGGATATCCAGCGCGGAGGCATCCGCGAGACAGAACAGGATGGAAGCGGCGCGACCTGGGAGCCGTCCTGGGACAGGCCCAGATTGGCCCGTCGGGAGCTGCCTGCCCTTGGCGGTCCCCCTGCGTCAGTGCGGCAGCCTTCGGTTTGCTTCGGCTGCGTCCAGGACTGTACCTGGTGTACATACAACTTAGCGGACCCGGAGATCTATCACAGGAGGTGAGCACATGGCAAGGCCGCGGAAAGAAATCGACCAGAAGCAATTTGAAAACCTCTGCGGCCTGCAATGCACCAAGGAGGAGATCTGCGGTTTTTTGGAGGTCAGCGAAAAGACCTTGAACGCGTGGTGTAAGCGTACCTACAAGCAGAGTTTTTCCCTAGTTTTTCAACAAAAGCGGGGGAAGGGGAAAATATCGCTGCGCCGGTCGCAGTTCCGTCTGGCGGAAGAAAACGCTGCCATGGCGATCTGGCTGGGGAAGCAGTACCTGAACCAGCGGGAGCCGGGGAACAAGGCGGACGACGGCGAGATGAAAACGGAAAATACTTTGTTGAAAGCTATTATGGATGTCGGGGAGGTGGACACCGATGATCTACCAGAGGTTGAGTAGGCGCCAGAAGCTGGCGATGCTGTGGTGGCAGCAGCCTAGGTTTCGGGACCGGGACGCCCTGATCTGCGACGGCTCCATCCGCAGCGGAAAAACCGTGTGTATGACTGTGGGCTTCATCCTTTGGAGCATGGTCGCCTTCCAGGGACAGAAATTCGCTCTGTGCGGCAAGACCATCGAGAGTTTACGGCGAAACGTGATCCTGAACTTGCGGGACTGGGTGCCGCCGGAGCTGGAGATCACGGAGCGGCGGTCAGAAAATAAGCTCATTATCACCGACGGCACCGGTCGGGAGAACACATACTTCCTCTTCGGCGGCCGGGATGAGAGCAGCTATACGCTGATACAGGGGATCACCCTGGCGGGGGGGCTGCTGGGCGTGGTTTTGCGGCGGCTGAAAAAAAGGGAATAACCCTGGAACCAAACCGCCTCCCTTTCCGTCTAAACGGGAAAAGGAGGCGGTTTTATGAAGCTCTGGAAACGCGTATTTATTCTGACCCTCTGCCTATTGCTGACGGCCTGCGCCCCGGCGGCGGAAACGCCGGAGTCCCCGGCCCGGACGGAGGGCCCTGCGGCCCCGGCGGACCCCGCGGGCGTCCCGCCCTCCCTGGCGGAGGACGAAGAGCCCACGGTCCTCACCTGCCGCGTTGTGGACGGGGCGGAGGACGGAAATCTGCTTTTGGCGGAGCTGGACGAAGGGCTCCATGGGGGAACCGGGGTCTACCGGCTTGCCGTGAAGGACGTGCCCGTCACCCTGGACGGCGAGGCGGCGGAGCCCTCCGCCCTGGAGGACGGCATGGCGGTGGACGTGGCCTTCAACGGCCATGTGCTGGAGAGCTTCCCGGCCCAATTGGGGGAGGTGTATTCCGTCTCCGCCTGGACCCGGGGCAGGGGGAGAAGCCCCGCCGGGACCACGTACGACCTCTGCGGCTTGTACCTCCAGGTGCTGGACGACCTCTGGCAGAAGGACCCTGGGCTGAACGACGGCATTACCCTGGCAGGGCTGGACCTGTCCCAGGCCCCCGGAGATTTGACGGAGAGCGAGAAAGCCGCCCTGGCCTGGCGCTTCGGGGAGCTCCACGGCGTGGAAGTGGTGGCGGGGACCTTTGACGAGCTGAAGGAGCAGGGCTATTTCACCGCCTCCGCCATCAGCACCCCCGCCCCGGAGGAAGGGGAGGACTACAGCCGCCTCTGGTATCAGTGGGAGGACGGGTGCCTGTTCTCCATCACGCCCAACGAGGACCACGAGGGGGAGGTCTATTCCCTTCCCACGCTGTTTTTCAACGCGGAGAAGTGGCGGTCCTTCCTGGGGGCATAT